ATCCCGACCGGCAACAGTGGCCAGGATGCCTTGATGGATCTGCCTGGAAAAATCATCGCGTTGCATGAAAAGGAAGGATGGCACTATGTCGCTCGCCACACCATATGGAAGGAGCCACTATGGGTGCGAAATCGCACTATGGTAAAGAACCTTGCCCACAAAACGATTGTTGACGACGCTGCTTTTGCAGGCGTGGCATCTGCTGACTACTTGCTAATTTTCCGCCGCAGTGGTGAGAATCATATACCGATAGCAAACCCCACGGGACTGGACCACTACGCCGGGGAGTGTCCGATCCCGCAACATCTGCACCGCTACAAAGGGTGGAAAGGGAAGCAAACCGAAAACCGCTTCAGTCACTGGATCTGGCGGCGCTATGCGTCTTCTGTTTGGGATGATATCAACATGGGACGAGTGCTACCCTTTCGTGACGCCAAGGACCCCGATGACGAAAAACACGTCCACCCGCTGCAGCTAGATGTAATTGACCGCGCTATTTGTTTAAGGTCGAACATTGGAGAGACAGTGCTTACTCCATTTATGGGAGTTGGCAGCGAAGTGTATGGGGCTGTGTCGCTAGGTCGCCGTGGTATTGGTATCGAGCTAAAGAAACCTTATTTTAACCAAGCTATTAAAAATATGGAAATTGCCGTAGAAGATACCAGAAAACCCGATCAAGGCGATTTGCTTGATGATATCGCCTTGGCAAGCATTGAAGATAGCGTTGCTTTTGCAGCGGATGATGCCATGACTCAAGGAGAAAAGCCATGATTGACCCAGGGCAGGAGGCTGTCGCGCATGCAGTTGGCCGTGAGCTGCGGAGGCACGATGTCTGATCGCGTGGGTAACGATGAGCTGGACTGGCTGATTTGGAAGTCACTGCGGGAACGCGACGGGCACCCGACAAATGACAGCGATCTGGTGGCCGCCGCTGGAGGCAAATGGCGCCGCATCAATTCCAGGAAGCAGGCCATGCGCCAGGCTGGTCGGATCCGTTTCTGGAGACACCCTCCCGCAGATCCGAGCATTAAGGCCCACGGCTGGGAAGTGCTCGGCTGTCCTGGTGCCGGCATTAGCGAAGATGGGCAATTCGACTGGGCCTATGGCTGCGCTGACTGCCTGCGCCGCATTAGGCCAGACCCCGCTGATGGGGTGGTCGAGCCACCTGGGATCGTCGCGTTTGAATGTGAGCTGAGGATTGAACCATGCTGACCCCTGACTGGCTAATGAACCCCACAACCGAAACCCCACCCCCTGCCGACCGTTTCCGCCTTGGCGACGTTTGGCGATCACCGCGCCTGAAAGAATGGAAGGTTGACAAGATTGAATCCGGGCTTGCCAGGCTGCGCAGTGTGGCCAATCCCAAGAACACCCAATGGCGTGGCGTGCGTGACACTGGGCAGAACATCACAAATGCTTGGTGGCGTGTCAGCCCGACTGATGAACTTTGACAGCAGAAAACCCCTGGCGCTACAAGCTAGAACCATGACCGATCAATTTCCTGGCGCCACGAAAATGGCCAACCTCGCCGACTTTGACCACGCACGACTTTGCGGGCTCACATCCCAGGTTCTATCCAACGGCGCTGCTATGGCCAAAGCATTGACTCCGGCAGTCAAGCAAGCCGAGCAGTCGATGCGGGATTTTGGGGAAGCAATGAAAAAAACACGCGCAGCGGCAAACCTTGACGCTTTCCTACGTGACCCACCGTGGAGGCAGCTGTGACCACACCCAAGCGACCCGGCTGGGGCCTGCGCATCCTCAAGGTGCGCAACACCGCAGGCATTCCCGAGGCGTTGATCCTGCCCCCCAATCACGAAGCGCCCTACTGGACGGACCTCCGCCAGATCGCCCAGCACCAAGCCCGCGCTATCTACGAACCCATCACCAAATGACTGTCCTGGCTGACTTCCAAATCCGTGCCCTTTGCGAATCGGGCATGGTCGTACCCTTTGACCCCGAACTTCTAAATCCCGCAAGTCTGGACCTTCGGCTGGGATCGAACATCCTGATCGAGTCCAGCGAAGGACCAGGCCTTGTGCCTTACTGCATTGCCAACCACACCCCAGCAAATCCCTATCGCGTGGTGCCAGGGCAATTCCTGCTGGCCGAAGCTGAACCCATTTTCAACCTGCCTAATTGCATCGCCGCGCAGTTCGTGCTGAAGTCATCCCGCGCCCGTGAGGGATTGCAGCATCTGTTTGCTGGATGGTGCGATCCAGGCTGGAACGGTTCCCGCCTGACCCTTGAACTGAAGAACGTGCGCCAGCTTCACTGGATTGGCATCTACCCAGGGCTCAAGATCGGGCAGATGAAGTTTATGAAGATGGATTCGACGCCATTGGCAAGCTACGCAGAAACTGGCCGCTACAACGGGGATCAAACCGTCCGAGCATCGCGCGGTTGACCGATACCCTTCCAAAACCGCAGGAATGGCTTAGACTATGCACGACCGTAACGCCGCGTTATCGCCTGTGTCAGCCGGTGGCCGCCCATCCTTGCTGACAGCCGCCATGGTCAAAGGGGCTGGAACCATGGCGGAAACAGGAGCGACCGTGACGATGATCGCGGCAAGCCTTGGAATTAGCAGGAAGACCGCCCACTGCTGGATCAAAGAGGGGAAAGACCTTCCGGACGATGATTTGCGAGCACAGTTTCGTAACACCATCCATGAAGGATGGATAAATACGGGCAAAAACTACCTTACCAATCTTAAGGAACAATCCTCCAACGGCAGCACCACGGCTGCCACCTGGTTCCTGACCCATCATCCATTCTTCCGTGATGACTTCAGCGATGCCGCCGCCGAACGTCGCACCGAACGCAAGACCGTCGCCGCCGTGGTTGACGCCATCGCCGCTGCTGGCCTGACGCCGGAGGATGAGCGTCGGGTGATGCTGCAGATCAATGCCCGTGGACTGGAGACACATGAGGGAGAGGGGGAGGCATGACCAACCCAACCCCAGCCCGTGGCCGCTTCATTGTCCTCGAAGGGATCGACAACTGTGGCAAGACCACGCAACTGGAGGCCTTGCGCCAATGGCTACCCACCAGCGGCCTGATGCCCCCCGGCGCCCGCGTGGTTGTGAGCCGTGAGCCTGGGGGCACCGCCCTGGGCCAGGCGTTGCGGGAGCTGCTGCTGCACCCTCCTGGGGAAGCGGCCCCGGTGCCCCGTGCAGAGCTGCTGCTGTATGCCGCCGATCGGGCCCAGCACGTCGAAACCGTCCTGCGGCCAGCGCTTGAAGCTGGGGATTGGGTGCTGTGCGATCGCTTCACCGGATCGACCGCCGCCTATCAGGGCTATGGCAGGGGCTTGGACTTGGGCCTGATTAGAGCACTGGAGTTTCTGGCCACAGGCGGCCTGATGGCCGATCTCACCCTCTGGCTGGATGTGTCCGTGGCCGAGTCGATCCGGCGCCGTGGCGGGCAGTCGTCCGACCGCATTGAGGCGGGAGGGTGGGAATTCCTGTCTCGTGTGAGACGGGGCTTTGCCGCCGTGGCTGGCCAGCAGAGCTGGACCCTCATCAAGGCGGAGCACGGTGAGGCTGCTGTGACGGAGGCCTGTTGCCGCGCCATGCTCCGCCAGTTTGGGGGGCAGGCGTGACCCCCGACCTGGTTCGCACCCTGCTGGCACGCCGCGCTTATGTGCCACCCATCACCCTGCTCGACTGCCTCGATCTGTCGCAATGGCTGGGTATGCGCATCCGGGCAGGGCTGATCCCGGAGATCACATCACTGGAACTGCAGGCCCGGTGGGCGTGCGATCAAGGCACGGTCCTTCGGCGCATCTCGGCACTGCTGGAACACCAGTTGCTGGACTGCAGGTTGCAGAGCGGGCCGCAACTGGCGCCCGGCGCCTACTGGGCTGTGCATCGCGTGGGGCCGGTGACATGATCGTCCGCGCTCCCACCGCCGCCGCACGCCTTGCGGTGCTGGAACTGGAGCGCACCGAAGCGGCACACACCCGCCTAGACATTCCCGCGACCCTCGCCCGCATCCGTGACGACCTCCATGGTGGGCAGGTTGAGCTGTTCGATGACACCACCACCCGTGAGATCGGCGTGGCCGCTGGCTACGGGGCAGGGAAAACCCTTGGCGCTTGCGCTAAAGCCTTTCAGCTCGCCGTGCTCAACCAGGGCTTCATTGGCTGCGTGTTGGAGCCCACTGGGCCGATGTTGCGGGACATCTGGATTAGGAAGTTTGACGACTTCCTGGATCATTACGGCATCCCCTACACCTTCCGCGCCACACCCCTTCCCGAGCACGTCCTCCACCTGCCCGAAGGTGATACGCCTGTAGTTGCCCGAAGCTTTGAAAACTACAAACGCATCGTCGGTCCTGACTGGGCATGGGCGCTGATTGACGAGGTTGACACCGTGCAGGAGTACATCGCCGCACGGGGCTACGAAAAAATCCTTGGCCGGATCCGGGTCGGTCATGTCAGCCAGATTGTTTCCCTGTCAACTCCCGAAGGATTTGTCTGGCATTACAAGACGTTTGGCACCGTCGAGGCCCAGGGCGACCCTGGCAAGCGGCTGATCAGGATGCGCACTCAGGACAACCCGCACTTGCCCGACGCCTATCTCGACAACCTGCGCACCCGCTACACCGGGCCAATGCTTGTGGCCTACATGGATGGCATCTACGTCAACCTGAAGACCGGTCAGGTGTACGACCGGTTCAGTCGTGATCACCACGTCAAGCCCCTGCCCGATGGGCTGCGAGACGCCGATCAGATCCTGGTTGGCATTGACTTCAACGTGGGCAATATGTCCGCCGTCCTACTGGTAGTGCGTGGCCGGATTGTTCATGCTTTCGCCGAGATCATGGGCGCCCATGACACTGACGACATGTGCCGAAAGATCTGCAAGCGGTTCCCTGAACGTGCGATCTGGGCTTATCCCGATGCCAGCGGCGCCAACCGCAGCACCAACGCCAGCCTCTCGGACATTGGGATCCTCAAGTCCTACGGCTTCATCAACTACGCACCTGACGCCAATCCCCCGGTGCGCGATCGGGTCAACGTGGTGCAGGCTCTACTGCTAAATGCCAAAGGCGAGACGCGGTTCTATATCACCGAAGACTGCCCACGGCTGATCGAGGCACTAGAGCGCCAGGGCTACAACGAACAAGGCGAACCGGACAAGAAGACGGGCTACGACCATCCCAATGATGCCGTCGGCTATCCCCTTCACCGACTCTATGCCGCTGAGCTGGGCTACGGTCCTGGTGGCCCCATGCGCATCACCACCGCCACCTATGGCCATGGCGCCGCCGCCCCGCCACCACGGGAGCCGGTGCCTAGGCGATCGCCTATCCCCGGCTTTCGATGACCACCCAACCCACACAGGACACACCCATGGACACCCG